GGGCTTCGCCCAGGGATTGCTAGGTTTTTTCACACGGACGACCTCGATATGCCGGTAAGTAACCGCTGCAGACCGGACGCTTGGTGGAAACATGGCAACCTCGGCGCGACAAACGGCGGACGTGCGGCTGGCGATGTCGGCGTTGGAAAAGCAGCGCCGCGGCGAGCAGCCTACGCGAGACGAGACCGCCGCCCTGCGGCGATACGAGAAACAAATCGAGGATCAGCGGCGCGACGAGCACTACCGCACGATCCCCAAAAAACTGTGGCGATTATGGTCCGGCCGGCAGGCCAAAATCATCCTCGAGCAAGCCGATCGCTACGGCTTCGAGATGCTCCGCGGAGCGACGATCGACCTGCCGGCTTTCGTGAAACGATTTCACGATTGGTTGGCCGAAAACGCCAGAAAATTATCCGCTGCGGATAGCGTCGATCCGACGCTGGCCGGCGTCGCCTCGCCGGCCTTGGAGAAAAAACGGCAGCTTGAGTGCCAGCGCGTGGAGTTGCTGCTCAATCGCGAGCAAGGATTGTGGATCGAGCGCCGGCTTATCCACGAGGGTCACAACCGCATGGGCGCGATTTTGCGGACCGCCGGCGAGGCCCTGCTGCGACAGTTCGGCCCCGCGGCCCAAAAAATCATCAACGATGCTTTGCAAAACTGTGAACGTGAAACCGATCGTCTGCTTGCTGCTGATGACGACACTGACTTCGATCAATGCGGCGCGGGCTGAATTCCACTGGCTCTATCACCAGGCCCGCACGCCGCGGCTGCGGTCGATCGAGGAGTTCGCCGCGGCCGAGTTCGTGATCCCCAAGGGCCTGGCGAAGGGGACGCTGATCGATTGGGACCGCCAGCCGTTCGCGCGGCTGTTCGTCCGCGAGCTGGACTCCGGCCGCTGGCGCCGCTCGGCCGTGGTTGGCTGCGTGCAGTCCGGCAAGAGCACGATCAGCTACGTGCTGCTGGTGATCTATTACAGTTGCGAGTGCCGCGAGCCGGTGATCGTCTCTGCGCCGACGATGAAGGTCAACCGCGACAAGTTCAACGATGAAATCCTGCCGGCGCTGTTGGCCTCGCGCTGGCGCAACTGCCTGCCGTCCGACGGCAGTGGCAGCCGCGGCGGCTGGGCCGAGGAAATCCGTTTGACCAACGGCGGCGTGCTAAAGTTCATGTCGGCCGGCGGCGGCGACGAAAACCGCAGCTCCTACACCGCCCGCTGCGTGGTGCAGACCGAGGTGGACAAGATGGACACCGCCGGCGAGACCAGCCGCGAGACCGATCCGAGCCGGCAGCTCGAGGCCCGCACGGAGTCCTACCCGGAGGAGCTCCGCCGCTGCCACATGGAATGCACGGTGTCCGTTCCCAACGGCCGCATTTGGACGGAATATCAATCCGGCACGGCCAGCCGGATCGTCTGCCCCTGCCCGCATTGCGGCGAATACGTCACGCCCGAACGCGAGCATCTGGTCGGTTGGCAGGATGCCGAGAGCGAGGCCGCGGCCCGTCTGGCGGCATATTTCGCCTGCCCCAACTGCGGCGAGCCACTGACCGCGGACCAGCGGGTCGAGATGAACCGCCGGGCGAAACTGTTACATCGCGGCCAGTCGATCGACCGCAAGGGCAGGATCCACGGCGACCCGCCGGAGACCGACACGTTCGGCTTCCGTTGGAACGCTTTTAACAACCTGTTTTGGACCGCCGGCGAAGTCGCCGCCAAGGAATGGGCGGCCAAGCACGCCGCCGCCGGCGAAGAGGCGCTTGAGCGCGAGCTGTGCCAGTTCATCTGGTCGATTCCCTACCAGTCGCCAGACTTCGACCAGACGCCGCTGGACGCGGCCAAGGTTCGCCGGCGTTTCGCCGACCGCGGCCACACCCAGGGCGTCGTGCCGGCCGACGCCGAAAAGCTCGCCCTGGCCATCGACTGCGGCAAGCGATTTTGCACCTGGAAGCTGCTCGCCGCACGGCCCGACGAACGGCGGCACGTGGTCAACTACGGCACGTTCGAGGTCCACAGCCGCGAGATGGATGAAAAACGCGCGCTCATGGTGGCGCTGAAAAACTTCCGCGACGACGTGGTGCAAGAGGGCTGGCTGAAACCCGGCGGCGAGATCGTCGTGCCCGACGTCGTTTTCATCGACGCCGGCTGGCTGGGCGACGTGGTCTATGAGTTTTGCCGCGAGTCGGGCAATCGGTTCCGCCCGGCCATCGGCTACGGACTAAGCCAGACTTTCCGCCGCTACCGCGGCTACCGCCGGCCGTCGAAAACCGGCAGCGAGGTCAAGCTCCTCGGCGAGGAGTTCCATGTCGTGTGGCTGCCGGCGGAGCGGATATTCCGCGTCGATCTGAACGTGGACTATTGGAAGACGCGGCTTTTCGAGGCCCTGCGCGTCCCGCCGGGAAATGCCGGCGCGATGGAGTTTTATCACAGCGACAACCCCAACGAGCATTTCACCGTTGCCAAACACTACACTTCAGAGCGACAGGAAGAGGTGTTCACGCCAGGCGTTGGTACGGAAATCCGCTGGATCATCGAACATCGAGCGAATCACTACCTCGACGCCGCGGCCAATGCGCTGTGTGCACTGCGGCTAGTCTCGCCCGGAACGAAGACGCCCGCTGCCAAGACGACTGCGCAGCCCGCCGAACGCCGCCCGTTCCTCGGACCAGACGGCCGGCCGTATCTGCTGACAGACAGGGCCGGCCACTGACCACTAACCACTTACAAAAATGAACACCACCATCGACAAACCGACGATTCGTGAACTCCGCGCCGAGGCCCAGCGCCTGGGCATTACGGCCGAGTCGGCCGGCTGTTCGGTCGAGGAACTTATTCGCGCGGCCCGCTCCAGCGACGATCCGCTGGGCTATCTGGCGATTTACGCGCCGAGCGGAGAAGACGTGGATGTGTCAGAAGACAGCCCCACACCCCACGCCCCGTCCCCCCAAATCCCCGCAGCGGCCGAGCCGATCGGCGACGTTCCCGCCCCGCTCCCGCCGCCGGTTGAGCCGGCCAAAATCAAGACCGTCGTTATCGAAGTGCCCCTGGTCGATGCGGATTTGGCCGAGGCGTATTTGAGCCGGCACGTCGAGGCGCGGCTGTCGCGCGACCAGGCGGAGAATCTGCGGAAACTGTTCCTGGCCCTCGACGCCGGCGGGGCGCGGCTGGCCAACGGCCGCCGCGTAATCCGCGCCGCCGACGCGCTTAAATGGCTGCTGGAACAGATCGGATGATCTCCATCCTCTAGACCTGCATTGAAAGCCAATCGATGCGGCCAGGCGTCTTGCGACGCCAGCGGATACGAGGCGGTGCTGTTGGTTGTGATCGTGGTGGCGATGTTGGTAGCGTTTGGTTTTCTGTGCCGTTGGCTGCTGGCGTCAACGCAAAAAAGGGAGGACCGACTATCATCGAGAATCGACGTTTTGGAAAACTTTATCCACGCCACGCTAATTGGAATTATCGAGAAGAACCAAGCCGCGATTGACGGCCACATGAGAGCTACAATGGCATTGACCCAGGCGATTGGCGAACGGCCGTGTTTGATGAAACTGGAAAAGCCGAAGGGAACACCATGACCGACGCCGAAGAACTACTGGCAATGGAAGCAGAATACCGGCGCGTGACGGGGGATGATGAAGGTTACGCGGACTTGGTTTTTGGAATGATGACGTATGGAGAATCGCCCATGAACGACGATGACCGCTACCTGAAACGGTTGGATGCGATAATCGCGTTGGCGACGGGGCTACGCGATTCGCAGATTGTAGACCCAACTAGCGAAGTGAGCCAGCATGATCAAGCACGGTTGCGAGAGTTGTCGCAACAACTGGACGTGGATATGGACAATCGCTGGATAAAGAGTGAACCATGACCATTGACTCAATTATCGCCGAAGTAGACGCTCTGGCCGCCACGCCGCTTGGGTCCGACCGGCTTGGGTATCGGAGCTTGGCGATGCTGGTAGCTGAGATAAAGCGGCTGCGAGAAACAATCGAGTTTGCCAGAACCCAAACAGGTTATGAAGCGCGCATGTGCCCGCTGTGCCATTATGAGAACGGAGTGCTCATCGGGCCGTGTTCGCTTCATGCCGAGATCAAGCGGCTGCGGGCTTTGCTAGATGAAAAATGCGAGTGAACCATGAATATCATAATCGAGCGAACCAAACCGGCCCGTGAAATCAATGTGCATGACCTGCCGCTGTTTCAGTTTGGGGAGTGGACACTGGAGAGTTTGGACGCGCGGCTTCCACCGATTGTGCAGGTTGTTTTCCGCCTCAATGAAGATTGGTTTGATATTTACGATGACTTGAGTTGCAATCCGCCGCTGAGAGTCCCGCGTAAGTTTTTCGACCCCGATCTCAAGGTGCGGACCATCGAAGGCAAGGTCACTTTCGAGATCGACGCCCCGGAATACGAAACAAAAACAGGAGAATGAGCCGTGGAACCTAAACACCATGACATTGCGTTCGGGTGCGTTGCGGGTAAGGGGCTGGTGATCGTACCTCACGATGATTCGACCAAGCTAGATGATTCGACCAAGTTAGAGGCCGTTCGCCAATACTGCTTGCAGCAAATGGGCGAAGTTGACCCGTACTGCTGCCGCGAGTTGCTGGATGAAATCATGGAGATACTTGATTCAGACAAGAAAACAGGAGAATGAGCAATGGCACTTCTGAAAAACAGTCCGTCCCCCGAACAGCAAACCCGCGAGATTATCGAGGGCAATCTACGGGCGATGTACGCGACCATCAATTCGATGGCGACGAATGTCAAACAAGTGATTTGGCACAACCCGTTTGGCCTCACATCGGAACAGGTGTTTACGTTGCTGGACACTGACGCAGCCGCTTTGGAAGGGCTGCTGAAACCGGCAATCGACCTCTACAACTCCGTCCAGGCCGACGCGAAGCTGGTTGACGCCCCGGCACAGGCAATCACGCGTTGGGACGAACGTGCGGTTGTGGTGGGCGAGGATGGAAAAGTGGCAATCGCAAAGGGCTAAGTAAGCATGACCACATGGTATGCGCGGCGAGCTTCGCAGAATATCGACGCCAACGACGGCTCGACCTGGAACGACAAGGCCGACGGGTCGGGCAACTGGCTGACGTGGGCGAATCTCGGCGCAACCGATGTGCTGGAGGCCAACGGCAACGCAGGGCTGGTGATAAATGTCGATGTAACATGCGGCAAGTTCCAGACTTTGAGCGGCGGCGGGTTCACAATAACCGCAGCGGCGGCGGCGCACACAATAACGGCGGCTAGTCTGGCAGGCACATCCACTTGTATAACGGCAACGCTTTCCGCGACGTATGCGCTCTTGTGGGACGGCGACATTACCGGCGGGTCGAGCACCAATGCGCGCGGCTTGTCGACTGCAAGCAGCGGAATACTCAACATCGGTTTGACACAACGCACACTGACTGGCGGAAGTGCGAGCGGCACATACGCGGTTCTCGACGCGTACGGATTTCGCAATTCAACCTGGAACGCTCATTGTGTGGGCACAACGGTGGCTGCTGTCTCTGGTTTTACATCTTCAGCAGGCAATGTTGTCACGATCAACGGGAATATAACCTCATCAGCCACGGCCCAAGCAGTGTTGGCATTTGGGAGCGGCAAGTGGGCGGTCAATGGGAATTGGATACAAGCCGCTGGCGGGCCGATGCCATTCGTTGTCTCTACGATTGGCGGCACATTTGCCTGGAACACAGCCGCAAGCGGAACTATTTCATTTTACGATACCAACGACGTGCAGCATGTTCTCAAAGTCCCCGATTACCCCGCCGAAGCGAAAGTCGAAAGCGGAGTGAAGTTCGACTACAACACCAAGACCGGCACGCTGGCCGCTGGCTACACTTACGGCGACGAATCGCAAGATAAAGTTCTGACCACGGCGACGGGGGCAGGAACGTATCAGGCGGTTGACGCGGCCGACGTGAGGGATGGAACGGCTGTAGGGGTTTCTCCTGCCGTGGGCACGCTCGACCTACCGGCCGTGAATGATGTACTCAAGGATGTGAAGTTCGACGGCGAAACGAAAACGGGGCTGTACGTTGTGCCCGCCGAGGCCGACGTGAAAAAGGATGTCAACTACGGAATCGAAACGTAAAGGAATAACATCATGGCATGGTCGAAAACTGGCACCTATGACCCGCTTGCGGCTGCGGTATTTCCCGATGCCGGGAAGGTGCTAGAGGACGTGACCGAGTTCGGCCCGACCGGCGCAGAGTATGCGGGCACCTATCACCCCTGCGCAGTCGCCGAAGTGCTGGACACTGTTTCCTTCGGCGCGGCATCGGCCGAAACCGGAACCTATCACGCCCCGGACGCGGGAGAGGTAATCAGCACGGCGGTGTTTGGCGCGGCGTCGGGCACGGCTGGCACGTTTGTCGTCCCGGCTGAGGCCGACGTGAAGGATGGCGTCAACTACGGCGTGGAGACTGTGTAAATGGCTTGGCAGTTCACAGGCAGTTACGATCCGGTCACGGGCAACTACACTGACCCCGGCGCAGCCAATGTAGTCACGGGCAATGACTATACGTTTGCGGGTGCGCCGCAGACTGCCACCTATCCTACGGAAGCGACAAGCAAGGCGGCACAGAAAGCCGATGATGTTTTGGAAGTTGACGCGGTAAAAGCCAACATTACGACCGATGTTGTGAACCTACTCGGCTCTGTGACGGGCACATTGAATATGTCGCTCTACACCCTTATCAGCGGTGTGGTGGCGGCTGATTATGTGCTTGTTGGGCATGACAACTACAGCGGGGGCGATGCGGGCACGTTTGACGAAGCCGCCCGCAACACTGACCCCGGCGTTGGCAACGTCCTAGTCGGCCATGACTACAAGATTGCTGGTGCGGACAAGGTTGCCGCCTACTCTCCCGACTTCCCCGACGCGGCCAACGTGACCACGACCGACACCGTAAATGGCTTGCCCGGCGAGTTGGACATGAGCCTCTACACCGTGACGGCCGGGATCGTTTGGCCCGCCGCCGAGAATGTATCAACCGTCGAGGAAGCGTGGGGACCGACCGGGGTAGAGTACGCCGGGGCGTTGGACCTCGCGGCGGCGGAAGCGGCTGCTGCCGAGGCCCAGCATGATGATGACGCGGCCTTCCTTGAAACGAATAAAGGCGAAATTACTACAACCGCCACGGCTATTCTTGAAGAGTTCGGCGTCCAAGGAATAGCAACGGGCGGCTATACCTATGGCGACGATGATCCTACGCAAGTGCTTACCACGGCGGTCGGGGCCGGAACCTATGACGCCGTTGCGGAAGCAGCGGCGGCGGCGGCCGGGCAGAAAGCCTCTGACGCGGCGTTCCTTGAGACCAACAATGATGAAATTACCGTGGATGCCACGGATATTTTCGACGAGTTCGGCGTCCAAGGCACGGCAACGGCTGGTGAGGGTATCGGGATCATCATGCCACGGCCGCCTGAGTCCGAAATAAAAATCCGTTACGGCGGCTACAGCGGCGAACCTGAAAACGGATTTGCGGGCAACATTGGTGACAGGTCCGCCGTGGACCGCTACGTATTACGACGATGCTTAATGGATGGAGTGATTCGACAGGTCAAGGCCAAACTATACGGCGGCAGCCCGCTTACTATTTACGCCGTGCGGCTCTGGCGTGACGTTGACCAGACCAACTACAAGCTGAACAACTATGTGGCCAGTGCGTTGGTGGCTGGAAACTCGCTCGCCCATAATACATTGACGGATTTATCCTCGCCCTTGACAGTAGAGATGGGCGACGCTCTGGGCATGTCATGGCCGAGCAACGCCATAATCAAACTCGGCTATAAAAATCTCGGCACAGGTTCATTTTTATACTCCACGACCAATAAGGCGGCGGCCGGCGACTGGCCTTCTGAACTGTCGGGTTATGCTCTTTGCCTGGAGTATTACGGCGATGCAATGCAGTTGATTACCTACGGCGATTCAAATTCAATCATCAGTGGCGGCGACACGCCAACTTTCGCCAGCAGTTTGGAGACGGTTTTTTGGGGGAATGCAAATCAGCGTAATGCGGGAAAAAGTTTGGCCACGCTAATTGGCAGACTGCTGGGTTTACCGTGCCGGATGAACGCGGGCAAGGGCAGTCAGGAGGCAAGTTGGGGCGACGCCAACTACGATGATCGCGTCACTCCATACGCCGCCGCCGGCTGCTATGTAATCTCCAACTTCGGAATCAATGATATTGTCGGCGGGACGACGCTGGAGACTCATCAGTCGCACTGGGACTCAATGGCCGCCAAGGCTATTGCCGCCGGGCACTATCTGGTGAGACAGGCAATCCTCCCGGTTGCAACCGGATATACATCAGGCGGACACGATGCAACTTATTGGAACGCGATCGTCGCCGCCTGGAACGCGGCTATGGCTTCTTGGTGTTCGGCGAACGGGATTATGAACGTCCCGGTGGACACGATATTCGTCGGAACGGGGCTTTCAGATTTGTCGGCCTCTTTGTACTCCGCCGATTTTATACATCCATCTAGTGTTGGGGCGGAACGAATTGCGGCTATGATCGCCGAGTATATGACGCCCACGCGGGTTATATGGCCCAATTCCGACCAGATTGACGGCGGTGTCAAGTATGGTCCATTCACAGGGGAAGAATACGAGGGAACTGGAATGACTACTACCACTTTACGAGGAGCATTGGGGCTAACCGGCGAAGAGACGGTTGCCAAGGAAGCAACAGCCGCTGCCGCCGCCCTCGCCGCCGAGGCGGTGAACATGCTGACGAAGGCTGGCGGTAATGGAGACCTGGCGGCAATCAAGATCGGCTTGGCGGCGCTTCCGACAGCAGTCTGGGCCGCCTCCGGACGCACGCTGTCGAGCTTCGGCACGCTTGTGGCATCGATTTGGGCCTACGCCACGCGGCGTCTGACCGGCTCGATCAGCGTTACGCCGCCGTCGGCCTTGACCAACGACGCCGACATCCATCGCACAATTTTCAAGGGCGGCACCCGCCGGCTCTGCGCGCGGGTGCTCAAGGACGGCGCGGCCGTTACCCAGGCCATGCTCTCCGCGGCCGAGTACTCGATCTATCTCTTGGCCGACGGAATGCCCGATTGGCGCGAGGCGGTCGAGGGATATGCAGCCGTCGTCATCGACGTTTCCGAGGTGGTTTATGACGAGCTGCAGACCGACCAGGACCAGGGCGACTACAACTTCGCCCACGCCCCGCCGGTCGCCGACGGCGGGCCGTTCGCCGTCGCCGGCCGCCGCTATCTGGTCGAGTACACATTGACCCCCGTAAGCGGCCAGCCCGTGACGGTTCGCTTTGTCGTTTCCGTGATTTAACCCAAAAAGAAAGGCGGCCGGCCGAGGAGCGGGAACTCCGCGGCCGACCTGACACGACGATCTCAGTGGAAGATCGACGTGCTTAACGCACGTTGCAGACTTCCATGCCAGGTCGATCGACTCCTCGTAAAAACCCTAGGTCGCAAAACGCGCCCGCGCCGCCATCCGCCGCGGAATATTCTTGGATCGCCGCCGTGCTGCGGCTGGAATCCGGCCGGCTGGTCCAGGACGGCTATGAAATCGGCTGGGCGTAATGTCATTTCGCGCGAAATGGCACGGGCGGTCATCCCTAATCCCTAGCCCCTAATCCCTCTTTCGGTAGTACAACCGTCCGGGGAATCCGGCTAATCCGAGTCAAATTGCGTAGAAATCGAGCCGCGCCATCTGTTAGCATCGGCTGCTCTGTCAAGCGAAATAGAAATCCCCCGATCCCCGACCCCTGAAAATGTGAGTCTTGACTCCCGTAGCACGATCGATGACGTCCGCGCGGCTTACGCCGACAACGCCTCTTATGGCGAGGACGGTTCCGTGGCCAAGGCGCGGGCTTTCGTGACCGCCTGCCGGCTGCTGATCCAGATGCAGCCGGCCGCGGCCAGCAAGGGCGGCGATTCGCTCTCCTTGGACCTGCGGCTGCTGGCCGAGCAGATGCTCGAAGCCCAGCGGTTCATTTCGCACTACAACTTGACCGTCGCGCCGCCGCGTTGCTTTTCCATCGAAAACTTCCGCGACTAACCCCCGACCCCTGATCCCTCTCCGCCATGTCCCGCGAACTGAATCTCGCTGAAAAGTTCCGCGACCTCCGCGGGGACTATTCAGCGGCCAAACAGAGCCGTTTCCGCCGCCGGCGGACGGGGCTGGCGCCGATGGGCAGCGGGGCGGACTACCACTACCGCAGCGAGGCCGACTACCTGCGGATCATGGAAACGGCCCGCGACATGGACCGCAACGACTGCGTCGTCGGCCAGATCATCGACCGCGCGGTGGCCAACGAAATCCAGGACGGTTTTACTTTGTCGCCTTTAACGGGAGACAACAAGCTCAACCAGGACCTGGCCGCGTGGTGGTACGAGGAGTCGATCGACGCCGACAAATGCGACCTGGCCGGCGAGCTGGCCTTCTGGGGGCAGGAGCAGGCCGTCAGTCGGGCGGAAAAGATCGACGGCTCGATCCTCGGCCTGGGCACGGTCGGCGGGCAGATCGAGCTGGTCGAGGCCCATCGTCTGCGGACGCCGACATATAACAAGAAGGCGAACATCGTCCACGGCGTGGAGCTGGACCTGACAACCCGCCGGCCGCTGCGCTACTGGCTCACGGCCGACGACGTGGGCACCGGCCAGGCAGCGTTGAAGATCAACGACTTCCGCCCGGTCGACGCACGCGACGCCGACGGACTGCGTCAGGTGTTCCATCCGCGGCTGGTCAAACGGCCGACGCAGACCCGCGGCATCTCGGCCCTCTCGCCGATATTCGACATCGTGGGGATGCACGACGACATCCAGTTCGCGCAGCTTCTGCAAAAACAGATCGTCACCTGTTTCGCTATTTTTCGCGAGCGCGAGGCGAACTTCCAGCAGATGCTGGCGGCGGGATTGCAGCCGGGCGCGAAGACCGAGGCCCTGCCCGACGGCACGGAGCGCGAGATCGTGGGCATGGGACCGGGCCGCGAGTTCGTCGGCTTCCCCGGTGAGAAGTTCAAGCTCGACAGCCCCCGCGTGCCCAGCCCGGAGTTCTTTCCGCATTGCAAACTGATCCTGACGCTGATCGGCATCAACCTCGGCCTGCCGCTGGTGATGGTGCTGATGGACGGCAGCGAGACCAATTTTTCCGGCTGGCGCGGGGCGGTGGATCAGGCCCGCATGGGCTTTCGGACCAACCAGCGGCGACTGGCCGAGCAATGGCACACGCCGATCTACCTCTGGCGTCTGCGCCGCCGGATCGCCGAGGAGCCGGCACTCCGCAGCGCGGCCGCGAGCAAGGAAATCAGCATCTATCATCATCGCTGGAACATGCCGACTTGGCCGTATATCCAGCCGCTGCAAGACGCCTCGGCCGACCTGTTGCGCGTCCGCAATGCGCTCATTTCCCAACGCCGGCGCTGCGCAGAGCGGAACATGGAATGGGCCGACCTGCTGGTCGAAATCTGCGAAGACAACGCCGCGCTAATCGCCAAGGCCCACGAGACCGCCGAGCAACTCAATGAGAAACACCCCGGCCTGAACGTCACCTGGCGGGAGATCGCCAATCTGCCCACGCCCGACGGCGTGCAGATCGGAATCACAACGGGCGAAACGGGGGACGAGCGGCGGGGGACGGGGGGCGGGAAACAAGCCAAGGAGCAGGTCGATGGTACATGAACATACACCGGCGGCGTTGGGCGAGGGGCGGGGTTTCACCATGCGCGCCGAGGCCGGCCGCGCCGAAATCCTGCTCTACGATCCGATCGATCCCTGGTATGGCGTTTCCGCGAAACAATTTCACGAACAACTCAAAACCCTCGGCGAGGTGGAGACGATCGACCTAAGGATCAACAGCCCCGGCGGCGTGATCACCGAAGGCATGGCGATCTATTCGATCCTGAAACGCCAGGAAGCAAAAATCGTCGCCCACATCGACGGCCTGGCGGCCTCGATGGCCTCGGTCGTGGCGATGGCCGCCGACGAGATCGTGATGGCCGCCGGCTCGTACATGATGATTCACAATCCCCTGGCCATTGCCGTCGGCGACGCGGAGGAGCTCCGCGAATACGCCGAGCATTTGGACAAGATGAAAGGGGAAGTCGTAAAGCTCTATGCCGCCCGAACAAAACAGCCCACCGACGAAATCGAAAAGCTCATGGACGAAGAGACCTGGTTCACGGCCGAGGAGGCCGTCGCCGCCGGTTTCGCCGATCGAACTGACGCCTTCAAGGCGGTCGCTGTCGCGCTTGATCCGGCGCGATACGATCACCTGCCCGACAAACTCCAAAATCTCCGTAACCAAATAGGAGCCGCTCAAATGAGCCAAGCCGTCGCAACCCCTCCCGTCACTCCGCCCGCCCCGCCCGCCGCACAGCAGCCGGCCGCCTACGCCGAGTTGAAGGCCGCGCTCATGGGCGCGGACGCCGCCTTCATCTGCGCGCAGTTGGAGGCCGCCGCCACCTTGGCCCAGGCCCAGACCGCCTGGATGGCCGAGCAGAACCGCCGCCTGGAGGCGGCAAACCAACAGACCGCCGAGGCGAAGAAAAAGGCCGACGAGGCCGCGGCCCAGGCGACGGCCAATAAATCCGGCGTCGAACCGCTGGGCAGCGGCAAAGCCCCCGCCGGCTTCGAGGGCGATCCCATCGTAGCCTGGAACGAGGCCCTGGCCGCGAAACTGAAGGTCGTCAATTCGCGGGCGCGGGCCGTCTGCCAGCTCGCCGCCGAACAGCCGGAACTGCATCAGGCCTACATCAGGGCTTACAACGCCGCCCGCAACCGCGGTTGAGGCGGTCGCGTCATTCCCAAACGTCACCACCAAAAAAAGCGGAGCGAAATATGAGCCAATACGTTGAAACTCCCTGCCGGAGTTTTCTCTCCGGCGGGGCCATCGCGCAATTCGCGCGAGTCAAACTTTCCGGCGGCAAGCTGGCCGCCTGCGGGGCAGACGAACTGGGCATCGGCACGATCGAGACCCAGGCCCTGGCCGCCGACCAGTGGTGCGCTGTCCGGCTTTGGAACGCCGCCGGGACGCGGAAGATGATCGCCGCCGGGCCGATCACTCTGCACGCCGACGTCTACGGCGCGGCAAGCGGCAAAATCGACGACGCCTCCAAGCTGGCTTACATCGGCACGGCGCTGGAGGCCGCAACGGGCGATGAATCAATAATCGAGGTCGCCACGTTGCCGCGCCAGGACAGTTGAGCCATGAGCTATGAGCTTTGAGTTTTGAGAAATTTAGCACAGGGAGTCGATCATGAGCCAATTCGTCGAAACTCCCTGCCGGAGTTTTCTCTCCGGCGGGGCCATCGCGATGTACTCGCGGGTCAAACTATCCGGCGGCAAACTGGCCGTCTGCGCGGCCGACGAACTGGGCATCGGCACGATCGAGGTCCAAGCCCTGGCCGCCGACCAGTGGTGCCCGGTCCGGCTTTGGAACGCCGTCGGCACGCGGAAGATGATCGCCGCCGGCCCAATCACGCGCCACGCCGACGTCTACGGCGCGGCAAGCGGCAAAATCGACGACTCGGCCACGCTGGCTTATATCGGCCCAGCGCTGGAGGCCGCCGGCGGCGACGGCTCGATCATCGAGGTCGCCACGCTGCCGCGGCAGTTTGCCGCCACGGCAACCCCAACTCCGACGGCAACCCCAACCCCGACGCCCACGCCAACTCCGACGCCGACCCACG